TTTTATTGTGTTGCCCAACCACAGAAACGATTATACAGAGTGTTGAGGTAAACGCAACACTTATTTTTAATTATTTTTAATTATTTTTAACGATGAGGCTATCATTGGGTTTCAAGGCTAATTTTATTTAAGTTGTGTTATTGTGTTGAGGCAAACGCACAATTAGTTTATACTGTCGCTTGTTGAATGATATTGGAAAACAAATGAGCAACGAAGAGTACAGCCACCTTATGAACAAGAAGCCCGCAGCCACGGTCTTGTCTAAGTTTAAGAGCAACCGATCCTTGGCCAAGAAGCTTGGCATCAGTCCGAGCACGATCACTCGTTGGACCTACCCTAAGATCATGAAGGGCACCGACGGTCACATCCCGCAGAAGTACTGGATTGAAATTATTCACATCGCCAGGCGTGAAGGGTTTACACTTACGATTGAACATTTGTCAGGGCTTAAAGCATGAGTGAAGTAAGTGAGCCACGTGAGAGAGCGTCATCGGCGCTAATGCCGAGCGGTCTAACGGCCGCTGAGGAGATCTTCTGTCAGAACATAGTGAGGGGCAACAACCAGTCAGATGCCTACAGAGCGGCCTACGACACCAGTCGCTACAAGGATTCAACCATTCATCGCTCTGCAAAAGAGCTCATGACCAAACCCAAGCTAATCGCAAGAATCGCAGAGCTACGCGCTCCTGTGATCAAGAAGGTGCAGATCACGCTCGAGGAGCACATAAACAAGTTGGGCCAGCTAAGTGACCTCGCTGCAGCCAAGGATCAGTACTCTGCTGCGATTAATGGCGAGATGCTGCGAGGTAAGGTCAGTGGCCTGTACGTTGATAAGATCGAGAGCAAGAACATTAACCTGAACGGCTCGCTGGCTAGTGAGATCAAGCTGAGCCGCTTAACTGACGACGAGCTAGCCGAGTACCTCAGACTAACCGCGAAGGCCTCAGACGAGAGCCTAGACGGTCTTAAGGTGGTGACCGACGTATGATAGACATGTCCAACGTGATACCGCTGCGAGCTATCCAGCTTGAGCACGACAGGCGGCGAGCTGAGCGCTCACTCAGCGAGTTCACTAAGATGGCCTGGCACGTCATCGAGCCCGGCACACCTTACATCGGCAACTGGCACCTCGATACCATCTCCGAGCACCTGGAGGCCGTCACGCGCGGCGAGATACGCAACCTGCTCATCAACGTGCCACCTCGGCACATGAAGTCGATACAGGTCGCTGTGATGTGGCCGGTGTGGGTGTGGATGACGCAGCCGCAGTTCCGTTGGCTGTTCGCCTCGTACGCGATCAGTCTGTCGGTGCGTGACTCACTCAAGTGCCGCCGACTGATCGAGTCGCCCTGGTTCCAAGAGCGCTGGGGCCACCGGTTCGCGTTGACCGGTGACCAGAACGCTAAGACCTTCTTCGAGAACGACAAGTCCGGCTACCGGTTCGCAACCTCGGTCGGCGCGTCGACCACTGGCCACGGCGGTGACGTGCTGGTCGTCGATGACCCGCACAACTCGATGGAGGCGCAGTCAGACACGATGCGCGAGTCCACGCTTGAGTGGTGGGACCAAGCGATGAGCACGCGTCTCAACAACCCGAAGACCGGCTGCAAGGTGATCGTGATGCAACGGCTGCACGAGAACGACCTCTCTGGCCACGTGCTCAGGCAGGGCGGCTGGGATCACCTCTGCTTGCCGGCGCAGTTCGAGAAGGGTAGACGCAGCAAGACCACGCTAGGCAACTACGACCCACGTACCGAGGACGGTGAGCTGCTGTGGAAGGGCCGCTTCGGCATGAAAGAGATCGACGAGCTCAAGACTCAGCTTGGCGAGTACGGCACATCGGGCCAGCTGCAGCAACGCCCGTCACCGGCCGCTGGTGGTATCATCAAGCGTGACTGGTTCAAGCTCTTGTCGGCCAATGACCCACTGCCTAAGCTCATGTACGTCGTGCAGTCTTACGACACGGCCTTCACCGAGAAGACACAGAACGACCCAACGGCCTGCAGTACATGGGGCGTGTTCAATCACGCCAACGGGAAGTCTGTTGTGTTGCTTGACTGCTGGAAGGAGCACCTCGGTTACCCCGACCTGCGTAAGAAGATGGGCGAGGAGTACCGGTCCAAGTACGGCGACAAGGACAAGACGGTCGACGTGGTGCTGATCGAGGAGAAGGGCTCAGGCATTAGCTTGATGCAAGACCTGCGTCGCAGCGGCGTGCCGTGTCACCCGTACAATCCAGGGCGAGCTGACAAAGTGACTCGCGTTCACTCGGTCGCGCCCTTGCTTGAGTCTGGCCTGGTGTACCTGCCTGAGTCGAAGAAGAACCCAGGCCGCGCACCGTCATGGACAGACGCGATGATGCACGAGCTGATGATCTTCCCCAACGGCGAGCACGACGACATGGTCGACAGCATGACGCAGGCGCTGATCTACTTGCGTGACACGCGCATGCTTAACATCGACAGCAACCAAAGTGATGACAGCTACGTGCCACCAAAAGAAAGAAGCAATCCGTACGCTGCTTAGTTGTATTTTAATTTGATATGAGTTAAAATCGCGCAAAGCCAATCCTTTTTAGGGAATGCTATGCCAAGCCCAGTTAGCGCACTCAACAAGATCAAGAACATGTTCTCTCCACTAGAGAGAACGATCATTGCGCACAAGCTAGAGTCAATGCCTAGCTCACAGTGGGCAGCGTACATCAAGGCCAACGCACCCAAGGCCGCGAAGAAGGAAGCACTAGCAATCAAGCTAGACGAGCTACTAGCGCGGCAACCTAAGTTGTCCAAGGCGGACATCGTCAAACACATTCAAGAGAACTCACCTAAGATTAATACCAAGAACCTCCGCGCTGATGGCTATGGTATCGATGAGACCCAGTACGGCAAGTACGTGCTGCCAGGCGGCGAGGACTACACCGAGACGCTTATCCATCTACCTGCAAACACAAGCTCACCCTCAATCAGAATGCAGAAAGTCTTTGAGATTGCCGACGAAAATGGGCAATTGCTAGCTAGTGGCACGGTACCTATGTCGCCACGCACGCTTGAGAAGCTCAACAACAACCCTAACTGGGTGGTGCGTGAGTACGAGCAGCCTCACCCCGCCGACATACTCCGTGACCCATCTAACTTTAGGTCTGGTCACTTCGACGAGCCCAACGTCTTGGCTCACCTGCGCACCAACATTAAGCTTACACCTGACAACAAGGACGTGCTCTTCCTAGAGGAGCTGCAGTCAGACTGGGCGCAGCAGGGTAGAAAGAAAGGGTTCTTAACACCAGACTTGCATGTAGAGCGCCGTGCACAAATAAAGGCGGAGATGGACGCCTTGGCTAAAGAAGCCACTGCGATGCGTGAGCGTGGAGAGAGCCCCGTTGATATCCGTCAACGTATGCGCCAACTAGACGATGCGTTGCGCGATATCCCTACACCGAAGGGCGTACCATCTGGCCCATACGTCGAAGACACAGGCGACTGGACTGCGCTAGGCTTGAAGAAGGCCATCGAGCGCGCGGTTGACGAGGGGCAAAGCCATTTGGCCTGGACCACTGGCGCGCAGCAGGCTGATCGTTACAACCTGGCTAAGCAGATTGATAGCATAAATCATAGTATGAACCCTGACGGCACCTACAGCTTTTCAGCGATAAAGGGCGGCAAAGAGGTTCTTTCAAAAGAAGGCCTAACGCAGGATGAGCTTGCTGAACACTTAGGTAAAGACATAGCAGAGAAGATTGTTAAGAGCGAGGGCGCTGATGCGCCAGCAGGCACTAACGTAGGTTGGGAGGCACAGCCGTCAATATACGGCGACGTTGACGCCCCACCACAACCAAGGACGTTGTCTGGCTTGGATCTACAAGTCGGCGGCGAGGGCATGAAGACATACTACGATCAGATTATACCCAGCACGGCCAACGACATACTCAAGTCAATGGGTGTAACGGAGCGCGTTAAACCTATCGGCGTGCAACTTGGCAACAACGTGTCTGAGCAAATGGGCTTCGAGATCACGCCAGAGATACGTGACTACGTGATGAACCAAGGACTACCTGCGTTTGGCAAGGGCGGCCCAGTACACATGGACGAGGGCGGCTTGAACGTTAGAGCGTCAGGCGACTACGGAAATTTTGACAGAGAGGGCGCGTCAGGTAGCCACTACAACTTTAGCACCGACGTTGACATCCTAAACAAGTACGGCTTTGGCGTTACCAAAGATGGCGAAATAATTAAGCTGCCTGCTCAAACCTACACCTACGACGATGGCTACACAGAGACCGTACCGGCACGTAAGATTAAGCGTGACGACATCAGCGAGCTACGCGCTCGTTACATGACAGACGACGGTGTGCAGTACGGCGTTGGCCGCCAGCCACTAGCGAAAGGCTGGTCTGCTTACCGCACCGACCCACGCACTCAGGCAACGGTAGGGTTTAACGTGTCGCCTCAATACAAAAACTTATCTGTTTACCGTTCCGACCCACGCAGCCAGTCAAGCGTTGGCGTTAACGTGTCGCCTTACTACAAGGGCGTCAACTACACCAAGAACTTCGCAGAGGGCGGCAAGGTTAGCGACCCGTTCGCCAACCTGTCAATGCTAGACAAGGCCAAGCTGCTAGCTAAGGCTGCCAAGTACCGCATTCAGTACAACAAGCAAGCGGTCGAGCACGGCAAGTACCCAGACGCACTATCGAGCGAGCTTAAGAAGAACTACCTAGACACGGTCGGCAACTCACGAGTTAACCGCTCACCGCTTGATGTGGCGTTGAACTACGGCGGTGGCTACGACTTCGGCGTCAGACAAGACGTCCCAGCTGACGTGGCTAGAGACATGGGCAAGGCCTACCAATACACAGACTACTTCTTCTCACCGTTCACCGGTCCTAAGAGCGACGCCGTCGGAGACTACTACGAGAACATGGCCGGCGTTGAGGCTGGTATCAAGGAGCGCGGCAGACGCGCAACCGAGGCCGAGATACAAAGACGATCAGCCGAGTACGGCAAACGCTCATCCAAGATGCTGCCTCAGTACGAGGAGCCAGACTACGCAGAGGGCGGCGAGGTTGAGACAGATGATTTTGACTACGATGAGATGTACGAGTTTAAAAAAGATGAGCCAGCATTTGCAGAAGGTGGCGAGGTAGACTATGATGCTATGTACGAGTTTAGATAACGGAGCAGTAAATGGCTAAAGACATGATGGACGATGAGGAAGAACTAAAGGGTGAGACCGTTGAGCTAGATGAAGAGTCCTCAGACGTACGCGACACCGACGACGGTGGAGCGATGGTTGCGCTTGAGAACGAAGAGGACCATCAAAGCCAGAGTGCGCACTTTGCCAACATCGTTGACGACATCAATCCAAAGGACTTGGCCGCTGTTGTAAGCGACCTTATGGATAAGATTAAGCGTGACAAGGACGCACGTAAGAAAAGGGATGAGCAATATGAAGAGGGCATTCGTCGTACTGGTCTTGGTGATGACGCTCCAGGTGGTGCGCAATTTACTGGAGCCAACAAGGTTGTTCACCCACTAATGACAGAGGCCTGCGTTGACTTCTCAGCGCGAGCCATGAAGGAGCTGTTCCCATCGAACGGCCCAGTGCGCAGTAAGATCATAGGCAAGCAAGACAAGGCTAAGCTAGAGAAGGCTGAGCGTAAGGCCAAGTACATGAACTGGCAGCTTACCGAGCAGATGCTAGAGTTTCGCTCTGAGCTTGAGCAGCTAACGACACAGCTGCCGCTAGGTGGCGTGCAGTACATGAAACTATTCTGGAACAACGACCTCAATCGTATTGAGTCAGTGTTCATTCCAGTTGACGATGTTTACTTACCGTTCGCGGCGTCTAACTTTCACACGGCCGAGCGTAAGACGCACGTCCAGTACATTACCAAGTACGAGTACGAGAAGCGTGTACGCTCAGGCATGTACCGCGAGGTTGACCTCGGCATGCCAGACGATATCGACTACTCTAAGGCCACCAAGGCCAACGACAAGATCGAAGGCCGCGAGGACGACTCTTACAACGAGGATGGCCTACGCACAGTGTTTGAGATCACCACTGCGGCTGACCTTGAGGGTGACGAGTTCTTACCCTATGTGATTACCGTTGACAAGGCCACAGAGAAGTGCTTGGCCGTGTACCGTAACTGGGCAGAGAGTGACGCAACGATCAAGGAGCCACTGGTCTCTATCGTTGAGTTCCCATTCGTACCCTGGCGCGGCGCGTACCCAATTGGTCTAACACACATGATCGGTGGCCTGTCTGGTGCAGCCACTGGCGCATTGCGCGCGTTGCTTGACTCCGCGCACATATCAAATATTCCGACGCTGCTCAAGCTCAAAGGTGGTCCTAACGGTCAAAATGTAAACCCACAACCAACCGAGGTCATTGAGTTAGATGGCGGAATTAATGTAGACGACGTGCGCAAGATTGCAATGCCCATGCCGTTCAACCCACCAAGCGCTGTGTTGATGCAGTTGCTAGGCTTCTTGGTCGACTCAGGTAAGGGCGTGGTTCAAACATCGTTCGAAAAACTGTCAGATCAGAACCCAAACATGCCGGTTGGCACGACTTTAGCGTTGATTGAGCAGGGTATGGTGGTGTTCTCATCCATCCACTCACGTTTACACAACTCAATGGCGCAGGTATTGAAGGTAATGCACCGCCTAAACTCTGCGTACTTGACAGACGAGATGGTGTTAGATGAAATTGGCGAGAAGATGGTGGATCCGTCTGACTTTGACGGTCCGATGGACGTTATTCCTGTCTCAGACCCTAATATTTTCAGTGAAACACAGCGTTTTGCGCAGGTTCAGGCGGTACAGCAGCGCGCGATGGCGTTGCCGCAGCTGTATGACGTGCGTAAAGTTGAGGAATTGTTCCTAAAACAGTTGAAAATACCAGAGGGTTCAGAGCTATTAATACCAAAACCTGAGCCTAAGGACATCGATCCTATACAGGAGAACTTCGCGGCCTCAGTTGGCAAGCCAATTGGCGCGTTGCCTGAGCAAGAGCACATCGCTCACTTGCGCGTACACTTGGCGTTCTTACAGTCACCTATGTTTGGTCAAAATCCAATCATTGCGCCTATGTTTGTGCCGGCTATTGTCGCGCACATCAAGGATCACTTGTTAATGCACTACATGAAGATAAGCAGAAAAGGCTTAGAGGCAGCAAGCGATAGTGGTATGTTAGGCGAAGACGACGCGATGATAGAAGCGCAAGCAGCCGTTGAGATTCAACAAGCTATTGAGCAAGCGATTCCGCCTGAGTTCTTGCAAATCGTAAGCAGCGCGTACGAGCAAGCGCAACAAATGCAACCACCACAACCACAAGATCCTACGCAAATTGCAGCAGAGGTTCAAAAACAAGCGATTGCTCAACGTTCACAGTCTGATCAGATGAAGATACAGGCGCAAGGTCAGCGTGATCAGGTTCAGGCGCAAACTCAAGCTCAACGTGATGCTGTTCAAGCTAACTTGCAGCTTCGCCAAGACGAACTTGACATGCAGACTGAATTGCTAAGACAAGATCGTGAAGATGCGCGCAAGCAGGCCGAGTTAAGAGTACGCTTGCAAATGAACCAGGAAGATAACGCCACAGCTAAGGACCTTGCCGCTGCTGAAATACTAAGTGGCAACAAGGTAGACGTATCAACTGGTACAGGCATTAACCCAAATCCTAACTTTTAAGGAGCAACAAAATGGCAACAACAGATAAATGCAATTGCAAAGATTCACAAGGCGTGTCACAGCACCAACGCATAGCGATGGGCGCTAAGTTGGACGGTAAGTCATTACCAGGCACTCCAGTTAAAACACAATCAATCCCTAAGTAACTTATGGACGACGCGGACTTAAGTCAGGACCGCCAAGAGCGTGAGGATTTAATTAGATCTAAGTATAAGCTTGATCTAACGATACCGACAAGCAATGTATGTTTGAATTGCTTAGATAGTACAGTAAATGGGGCCCGATGGTGTAGCGTTGGGTGCAGACAGGACTATGAGAATCGGACAAATAAGAAATGACGATCGATAAGGTTTTAAATTTATTAACGAACGCGCAGCAAGAGTTGGCAATAGCTGCGCTTCGTACACCAAATTCACATGATGCGTTTGAATACGGGCGCATGGTGGGGATGTACGCTGGAATTGAGCGTGCTATAGAAGTAATTTTGTCAACAATTAAAGAGGATAACGATGATGTCTGATCAAACGCTGGATGATGCGTTTCCAAGTGCAGACCCAGGAATAACACCTTTTGGGAGTTATGTTTTGGTGCAAATTAGAGCACCGAAGTTAAAAACAGCAGGCGGTATTATTTTAAACGCTGAAACTACAGAGACCGAGAAGTGGAACACACAGGTAGGTAAGGTAGTAACAGTGGGGCCATTGGCCTTCAAGAACCGTAACAGTATGGAGTTATGGCCTGAGGGCGCTTGGTGTGAGAAGGGTGACTTTGTTCGAGTCGCCAAGTATGGTGGTGATCGTTGGGAAGTGCGCATTGATAAAGACACGACCGCAATGTTCGTAATTTTTAAAGACACGGATCTAATAGGTAAGGTAACAGTTGACCCATTAGCGATTCGTGCTTTCTTATAGCTGATAAAGGAGCTAGGTATGGCAAAAGAAAAAGAAGTTGAATCGCTCATCGAAGACGATGAGGACGAGCTAAAGGATGCGGAGTATGTAGCCGTTGACAATCCGCTTGACGAAGACGATGAGGAAGAGGAAAGTACCTTAAAATCATCCGAAGAAGAGAGCGACGCTAGTAGTGAAGACGACCGCGAAGCAATTCGTGAACGCCGTCGACTAGAGAAAAAAGAACGTAAAGAGCGCCGCGATAAGGCCATCGGCCGCGATAAGGTTGAGTTAAACTTCCTACGTAGCCGCAACGATGAGCTAGAGCGTCGTATTGGTGCTGTTGAGACACACACCCAACAAACAAACTTAAGTCAGATTGACCAACAAATACAGCAGGCCGTGTATGAGGTTGAGACGTCTGAGAAGATTATTGCTCGCGCGGTTGAGGCTGGTAATGGTGAAGACGTTGCACAGGCTATGCGTTACCGTGATCAAGCCATGCTTAAAGCGCAGCAGTTGACACAGTACAAGCAACAACAATCTCAGCAAGCTCAGGCGCCACGTCAGCCACAGGTTGATACTGAGGTTGTGCACTACGCTAAAGAGTTTATGGAAGAGAACAGTTGGTACGACCCTTCAGGCAAGGATGAAGACTCGGCCATTGTGCTTGCTATAGATAACAAGCTAGCGCAAGAAGGTTTTGACCCTCGATCCGAAGAGTACTGGGATGAGTTGCATGATCGCGTTAAGCGTCGTCTGCCAGAGAAGTTCAAGGCAGCACGCAAACCGACAGGTGGCCCTGCTGTAGGTTCTGGTCGTGAACACGCGCCAGTATCAACACGCAAAGAGGTTTACATTAGCCCTGAACGCAAGGCAGCCTTACAAGAGGCAGGCGTTTGGGATGATCCAGTATTGCGTCAGCGTTACGTTAAAAAGTACGCAGAATACGATCGTGCTAACAAGAGTTAAAAAATAGTAGTTTTCTTTTTATAAAAATTAGAACATAATTCTAATCAATTGCTGAATGGAGCAAGTAATGACAAATACAAATGATGAACGTTTAAAGAAAAGTGTAGGTGATGGTCGTGGAGATCG